CCGGGTCCAACTACTTCGCGCGAAGCAAACTGGTAAACCAATGCAGTTTGTTATTAGCGGGTTGGAAATAACTGCACTGCGACGGTCGCAAAACTCTATCGAGAAAGAAATAACTGCTGCTCAAGTGAATTTGACGTTGCAGGAAATTCCGATTGAAGAAGTTACTCTCGTAAAGATGTCGCCTCCCGAATTTTCCGAAGATCCACCGAAACGTAAAAAAGATAACGACGACACCGAACCATCAAACCCCCTTTATACAGATACATTCGATTTCTTCTGGTAGGCGTCATGAGCGAAAAAGACATTGCCGAACGCCGTGGGGATCTGATTTTTTTTGATCCTAAATACAAAGACAGCGAAAGCGATCTAAGCCGCAACCTGTTGAGTCTCGAAGTGTCGATGGGTATCGATTTGGCCACTCAGGTTACCGCTCAAGTGCACGACAGCCAATTTCGACTTGCGCAAAACAACTACTTTGTTATAGGTAGAGACGCATTTTTTCGTACATCTACTGTCGGTGATTTGAGTGAAATTCATGGCACCAACAGCGTCCGCCTGCAGGACAATTTGTTTATGCGTCTAGAAATTGCGGCCGTTACTTGCTCGGCTGGGGTTGGGGCGCAACCGGTGTGGACTGTTGAACTCCGCAATAAAGCGGTTCAGCAGATGCGTCGCGATAAGAACCCTGCGTCGATCGAAGGCAGCGCGCATGACTACGTTATTAACGCGGCTCAAAAGTATGGTCTGGATGTAGTTGCTCAACCGACTGATAAAACGCGGAAGATCAATAAGGCAACGTCTGATCGTGCTGCCGATTCGGTGTGGGATGTGTTGCAAAATTTGGCTAGCGAGTCAAAGTATGTGGTATTCGAAACCGAAAATATTTTGTTTTTTGGTTCTCAAAAATGGCTTCTTGGTAGATGGGGTTCAAAGACGTCGGATTGGCCTTTCGAGTCTATTGCATATCACCTTAAACCCGGCGATCGCTACACTTATTGCCTTGTGAGTTTCCCACCCAAGAAAGACGACACGTTCCGTCCGGTAACAATGCCTGACATGCGTAGGTCGGACAACGATCCCCTTGAAGTTCAGGGATCGGTTGAGTTGGAAAGGGAAGCAGGTTCTGCATTGCGCCCGGGAATGAGTGTTTATATTGCTAACTATCCGACATTTGAAGGGCTGTATCTAATTGACAATGTCGAGTATTCACATCTTGGCACGGCCCCTGTCCGGGTTTCCTTCCGCTCTCCGGAACGAGAAGAAAAAGAAATTCGCCAATTGAAGATTCTAGACGAATACATTGACCCATACGAGGGCAACAGTACGTTTTATGCGAGGAATTTTTGATGGCCGCTAACTTCATTTCACAGCAGAGCGGCGCGTCTCACCCGTTACAGCCCGGAGGTATTTATCTAGGTACCGTCGCAGGAATCAATGGACGCAAATTGCGTATTTCCGTGGAACACATTGGTATTACTGTTGAGACCAGTTTCGTCGCGGCGCGTTCCCCGAAGGAGCCTTTCCGCAAGGGTGATCGTGTCGTCTGCGCTTTTCTGAATTTAGAAAAAAACGATTTGGTGGTTCTCGGGCATGTCAATAGAAATTGGGATGTCTTTACACTTCAGACGTTCTCAAACATCCTCCAAAGCAGGATTGCCGCTCTTGAAGAAGAAGTGGAAACCCTATCCAGCCGTCTGACCAACGCAGAAACCGCGATCACTTCGCTGCAAACGAGCAAGGCAGATACTGGGCACACCCACTAATACCATGTAAAATATAGCCAGAGGTGCCCGATGGACTCAATAAAATTCCCAATGCAATTTACTTCTGGCGGTCTGTCTCGCGTCGCGGAGGAGTCCGACGAGTATTATCGCCAACTTCTAGCGATCTCAGCGTTGACTGAGCCCAACTCGCTTCCGCTCACTCCGGATTTCGGTATTTGGGACCCAACTTTCTCGACTGTCGAGAAAGGCCAGTTCGTGCTTCACTCGTCACGATTTGTGCCGGAAGTCGAAATTGAAGAAGTTGACGTGACTATCAACGACGACGGCGAGTCGATTGTAAGTTTTGCTTATAGGAGGCGATGAAAATGCCCATCGATTTCACCGAATATGTTGATCTAAGCGTCCACGACCTCAGCCCTACCGATATTTATCTGGGGGCCATCGAACTGGCGCGTCTCGTTTTGCCGGAATTCGAGTTGCGTCAGGGCACCCCCGATGATGCACTGTTTCAAGCAATGGCACAAATGTCGGCTTTGCAGGTTGTAGCAATCAACCGTCTCCCGAATCGCTTGATGCAAGGCATTGGGGCGATTATGGGTGTTCAGCGTGACGAGGGTCGACGTGCGACAGTTACTGCGACAATCGTTGCTGACTATGACGGCGCGTTTATTCCGGCGAACACAAACGTTATTCAAAATGCCACTATTCTCGGTGAGCAGGAGCAGTACTACTACTCTACTGCCACAGATGTGACTATCCCGGCCGTGACAGTCACTGAGAACCAAGATGGTTCACCGGCTGCTTTCCCTACCGCCGATGTTGAACTGGTTGCGTTGTACACCGGTATTCAGCCGACCGTGAACGCCAACACTGATTTCGTACTAGATGTCGTCAATCCAAGCATTTTGAACATTTTTTCTCTCGACGATTTTGTTAACGGCTCAAATGCCGAAGAAGCAACTGCTTACATGGATCGTCTGGCAACAAGCCTTCGTGGCGCCAGTAATACCGTCACCACCGCAAACCAAATGCAGGCATACTTGTTGGCTAACCGAACAGACCTCAGCAAGGTGAAGGTTTACGACAACACGGACCCGGAGGATGCGAATTCTGTTCAAATTGGGTCCGCGCCTTCACGCGGCTATACCGCGATTTACGCCTACGGCATCAACCGAACCCTAACGGAAGAAGAGTTATACGAAGTCACTGTCGACATTTCAGAGGTGTCGACCGCTGGTTTGAATATCTCAACGCAGAACTTTACCTTTATCGATCTTGGCGTAACTGTTTCATTCGTTGTAGATCCGGCCTATGACCTCGGCGATATGCAGCAACTCGTTGTTGACCGAATCCAAGATTTGCTTTCCCCAACTGGATTCATCAGCGAAGCGGAAGCAGTACAGACTTCTGAAATCGCAAACATTGTGCGAAGTCTCACAGGCATCCGATATGTCGAATCGGTGGCGCTGTCTGACCCAGACAATCTTCTTGCCAGCGGCGATCCTCTCATTCAAGTCGACTCTTACGGCAACTACAATTTCACGAAAAAGGGAATTCTTCCTTTCATCGACGCTGTGAATATAACTGCGACGGGTCGGGTGCAGTAAGTTGGCTCGCACAGTAAATCTGCTTTCGCCAGATGACAGTCTGTCCGCTCTCAATGCGAGCGGGGTTCTTCGCGACGTATCAGAAGTCAATCATGGGTGGACCCTTTCGGGTGGATCGGCCGCTCTGGTAGCGACGCAGGCCAACCGAGTTTCTCCTAACTACTTCTCTCTTAGAATTACTCCCGACAACGAAGTGACGCCTGTGCAAATCAACATGCCGTTCATTAACGTGGACCTCGGGCAGATTCCTGATACGGAAGTAATTTTCCATTGTCTTGTCAACTGCGAACGTCCCCTTTTGGCTGTTGGCAAATTGACTGAGTACACAAACGCTTTCGGTGACGAGGATGGTGTCCGGTCACGAACCGAGGATGGCCGTTTTTCGTCAATACGAACCAACCATGTGCCGTTCGACGCCGGGCAAACTAATAAAAATTTGAAAATTCGAGTCCAGTTCACCGAACATCAAGGGAATCCGATTTTTTTCACGATTCCTGTTTTGATGGATGACGATGCTTATCTGCGAAGCATGGCTGTTCAAAACATGCGGAAGCAGTTGCCAACATTTTATTGGGATATTGATTCTCAAGAAACGAACCCCGATAACCCGTTTTTCAAATTGATTGATATTTTGAGTTACGCAACTGATGATGTCGCTCAGTCGTATATCGAGATGTTTGATTACGAGTTGAACGAACTGTCTATTTTGAACGATGGGACTGAGGATTGGGCTCGCAGTACGCTCACCGACCCCAAGTATGTTGACGAAGATAAACGTTTGTGGCTCGCGCAGTTTACCGGTGGCGATCTTAAGTCTAACGTTTCATACAAATCGTTCACATACAACACGAACGAATTTGTGAATGATGACCCCAACGTTTCACCGTTTGACGACCAGTATTGGCTCACTGAATTTTATGGGACACGAAACACCGACGTAAGCACCACTTACACTGGAAGCGATAATTATTACGCGCTTCAGCATCAGTATTGGAGCAAGTTGAATGGCACATACAACTGGGGCAACTTGCGTCAAAACATGGACTATTTGTCTTGCCCGTATATGCTCCGGGAGATGGACGACGATGCTGGCTCTTTGCATCTCGCGTGGGAGTTTAACTTAATGTCGGCTGACTACAATGTAAATCCAAGCGATCCCTACCCGCGCGTCAACTTGAATCTGCGTGATCCTCTTAGCGGAGGTTACTACGACATCCCTGCTATTGCCGCAGCAGGGTCATACAATTTCCAAACTGTCCATAGGTTGAGACAAACTGATGACCCGACTGAGTGGTTTTACAGTGATAAGGACCCTTCTTTCCAAGCATTGGCCCGTTTCCTAGGCAAGTACATTGTTATCGATCCATGTGGTTTCGACTCAACGTTCTGGCGGCCATACCGGATCGGGTATATGACAAATCACGATTTCAACCCCGACAACAAGACGGCTACTACATCGCTCCAAGAATACCAATCCTTTTTATCTCCAACTACGAACCAGTTTATGACTGAGCCGGTCACTGTAGACATGTCGCGAGATATGCACCATGCGATTTTCGCGTCACCATATAGAGACAACGAAGTGTATATCGCCAAATACTATGTGCAGGCCGCGCATTCTACTGTGTCCGGAAGCAACGCTTATATCACGCAAACTATTCCTAATACATTCGGAACCAGCCATTTCGGTTCCCGGATTTGTATTTCTGGTTCTGGTAACGCCTGCGCAGCGTCCGACGAAGACCACAACATTTACGTGTATAAAGAAGTAGTCAACAGCATGGTTCAACTTGGAAATGTTTTGAACGGCGAACTGGATGTTGTCGACATGAAAATGAACTTCGATGGCTCGAATCTGTTTGTTTTGTATCACGCCGGCGACTACATGGTTGTTCGCGTATACGAGTATTCCACGGCTAACAACGATTGGAATGTTATCCACGAAATGCGTGTCGACGGAAGTCCACTCTATTTAGATGCTCTCGACGAGTTCGTCCCTCGGTACCGGCCCTACGGACGGCTCGTTGTTTCTGATGATGGCAACACGATCGCGGTAGCCAACCCTGTAGCCAGCCTTATTGACAACAACGCAAATTTTACATCCGACAATCATGATGGCAACCATGGTTTTGTTCGGGTGTATAAAAAGCGTGACAACCAGTATCTTCAAGTTGGTGAAGATATTTACCGTGCTGTTCTGCAAGATCCTTCTACGTTGCCGGACGGCCAATCAGTTGTTTTTGGAACATGTATAGATTTGGACTCTAAGGGTGACACGCTGGTTGTCAACTATGGCTGCTTGTATGATTTGATGCAGCCGGGCTTGATGAGGCCATTATCGGAAAGCACTGAGCGTACCGAATGGCGAGAGTCCGGTCCTCCCGCTGCAGATGTTTATGATTTGAATCAGTCTGGATGGACTTTGCGAGAAACGCTCTCTAGCCAAATTGACTCAACATACTATGTTGGCACGAGCCCTATTGAGCGTCCGACAATCGTTTTCCCGCAATCTGTAACTCTGAGCGACAACGGCGAAATCGTATCAATTTTGCATAGTCAAAGTTTCAGTCCTGCTAACTCAGTGTTTGAAACATCGTTCACATGGGACCGTGACCTAAAACGCTACACGCGCACGTTTCAGGGTACTAATTCGCTTCATACTACACCGGAGATTTCATACAAAACGCTTCAGGACCACGTGTTCCGCGAAAGGCCGATGCATCGCATCTCTCAATACGCAATGTCGCCGAAGTATGCGGATCTTTTTTCTAAGGATGGCTTCGATTGGTCGCTCACCTACGACTATACGAATCCGAATAACACGCCGTCACCACGCGTTTTGATCGGCTTTTCCAAGTACGACAATGGCTATTATTTGACACGCAACAACGCTTTCGAAACTTTTTTGAAAACGAACGCTGGGACGATCGGCAACAAGTTTTACGTTGAGCAAGGCGACACCGTCTGGGAAATCGGCTACTCGGGCCAATGGTGGTTTTCGGACCAAATCGGCTCTCAGGGGCCAGACCCGACAAACGAGGGTTACTACTGGGTTTCGTACGAATACATCGAGAAAGTTGTTGGTTCTGGCGATCGAACTCCAAGAAAAAATGAGTTCGAAGCAGTTAACTTCACCGGTTTCCCACATAACACGCTTGGATGCAAACTCCATTTGGTCGACTCGGAAAACGATGAAACCGTGTTTATCGGCAACGGCGACTTTATTGAGTGGCAGTTGGCGAACTCGTATTATGGTCGGTCTGCTGGTTCCCGTAACTCTATGGTGCAAGCGGTTCAACAGGTCCTGATCGGATCGAGAATTGTTGCTGTGTCGCCAAACTACGAGGACCAGTTCCATCGTATCCATATTCGCACCTTGACCTCGGAGACGCCCACGGTCGATCCTGTGACGACATCGTCGGGTGCGGTGCTGACAGCGGTGGAGCCGACACGGCCTGCCGGATTCATCTTCACACATGAGACAGTTGATAAACTGTTCATTACACTCAATAACATCGGCATTGGTCGACTTGATCTTTTCGAACTCGGTTAGGGGCAATCATGGCTGGCGCAGGCTTTAAAGATTTCCAATCAGAATCCGTCCTTACGGCGACACAGGTGAACACGTATCTGATGCAGCAGTCGGTCATGAATTTCAATGACACCGCTACTGCTTCGGCACAAATTGTTGACATCAACGGCACTAGCGTTCTTTCTGAAGGAATGGTTGTTTATTCACAGCAGGAAGAGCGTTTGTTTGTGCGGAATAGTTCAGGTTCGTGGGATCGGGTTGGCACAAAAGATGAGATTGACGCTCAGGAGGCTCGGTCTGGTCAAATTCTGGTTTACATGGAAGTCATTAACTGATCGACTTCCGACTGGTATAATGTATAAGACGTAACCGACTCCTCCAAAGGGGATTCCTATGAACGCCACTTTCATCAAAGATGCTGCCGAGCGCGCTGCCAAAACCTTCATTCAGGCCTATCTGGGTGTCTGGATGGCCACGGGCGCCGATTTCGACGGTCTCGCTTCTGCCGACAACCTCAAGGCTGGCGTTGTCGCTGTTGCTCTTTCGGTCGCCATGAGCATGGGCCTCAAGAACGTTGGCCCGAATAAGGGTTCTGCTTCCGCAGTCTGATTGGCAAATCTTTGCCCGGTTTAACCGGGTCTCTGATCTACAATTGAGTAGGTTTAGGGAGAAGAGGCGCCAATGATCGCAGGCACTTACAACATCACATGCGAGCAGGGCGCGTCATTCCTTCGCGTCATCAGGCTAAAAAGCCCTGATCCGACTGACCCTACGGGCGAAACCTACGTCGATTACGACTTAGAGAACTACACGGCACGCATGCAGGTGCGCAGAACCGTGTCATCTGACTCGTTCCAGATCGAACTAACCACGGAAAATGGTGGGATTGTTCTGGAGAACGGTGGTCAAAAGGGTGAAATCCGTTTGATTATGACGGATGAGCAGACGGCTGCCCTGACCAGCGACGGGGTTTATGACCTCGAAATCGAGTCGGGCAGCGGGTTTGTGAGCCGTATTGTCGAGGGGACCTTCACGCTGAAGTTGGAGGTGACGCGATGAGCGAGGCTGTGCCTAATCAGGTATACGTTTATCAGGATTCTCCTAATTCCGTTACGGTAGAAGAAGATGCGCCCACAATTATCGAGGTTCGCACCGGAGTTTCTTCCGGGAACACGCGACGCCACGTCCATGTCCAGTCATCACCAGAAAACACGTGGGTTGTCAACCATACGCTTGGTGGGAAACCTTCGGTAATGGTGGTTGATTCTGCAGATACAATCATCGTCGGTGATGTAACATATATAAGCAACACGGAAATTCGCATCGACTTCACATCAGCGTTTTCCGGCTCAGTATATCTCACGTGAGGCGGGTCCTAGATGGCAACGAAATTCGTCACAAATCTTGATCTAAACGAGAATCAGGTTCTGAACGGACGTTTTGAGTCCCTCGCATCAGACCCATCGACGAACAACTTTGATGGTCGCCTGATCTACAACACGACCGAAGGCACCATCAAGGTCTACGACGCAGATACCTCAACGTGGCGCAAAGCGCTCCACGCCCTCTCGTCGAACACCACTGCACTCACCATCAGCGAATCTGCCGGCTCTGTAACCTTCGCCATCGCTGACTCGGTGGCGTCTGGCGCCTCCGGCCTGCTTACCGGATCCGATAAGCAGAAACTCGATGACGCCGCGTACGTCAACACCGGCTCCGTTCTCGCTATCCGTGACGCCAACGGCCGTCTGCAGGTTTCAGCACCAGTCAACGATCTCGATGCCGCCAACAAAGCATACGTTGACGCCGCTCGCACCGGACTTGACGTCAAAGCCTCAGTGCGTGCAGCGACCACCGGAGCACTTAGCATCACCACCGACCTCGAACCCGGAGACACCGTCGACGGAGTCACACTTGCTCAAGGCGACCGTGTTCTCGTAAAAGATCAGGCTTCCGGTGCAGAAAACGGCATTTATGTCGTTCAGGCATCTGGCGCCGCTGTCCGCGCCGATGATGCTGACAGCACCGCCGAGGTTTCCCCGGGCATGTTCACCTTCGTTGAAGAAGGAACGATCAACGCTGACGCTGGCTGGGTTCTGACGAACAACGGCACGATCACGGTCGGCACTACCGCCCTTGAGTTTGCCCTGTTCTCGGTTGCTGGGACGATCCTCGCTGGAGACGGCCTGTCGAAGACCGGCGACGTCATGGATGTCAATGTCGCGGCGAACGGCGGCATCCAGATCACCAGCGACAATCTCGAAATCAAGATCGACAGCAACTACAGCGGTTTGACCACGACTGGTGACGGTCTTGCGCTTCATAGCGATGTTGCTGGTACAGGCCTGACCTTCACTAACGGCGTTCTTTCGGTCGACACCATTGACCTGACCAGCGCTTCGGGTAACGGGGTTAGCGGCCTGCTTCCGATCTCCAATGGTGGTACCAACGCTTCTACGGCTGCGGGTGCTCGTGGCACCCTTGCTGAAACCTCAGCCACCGGGCTTACGACCAGCACCCCTGTTCTTGCGCGAGTTGCCGCGCAGTCGCTGGGTGATGGCACAAGCACTTCGTTTACTGTTCAGCACAACTTCGGAACGCGTGACGTAATCGTACAGATTTACGATTCAACGACGTATGACACGGTCATCGCTGATGTGGTGCGAACAAACACGAACTCGGTGACCGTTGCGTTCTCGACTGCTCCCGCCTCGGGTGCGTTCAAGGCTGTCGTCACCGGTTGATAATAACCGCCTTGAGGGGTGGTTCGACAATTTGACGATCAGTTGAGGCTGGTTCAGCATGACAAGATTTGTAGGGACGCCTGTAAAGGGCGTCGAATTCGCGAACTTAGGAGACGAAGCCGTCTCCGTCA